TATATATATAACAAATATATTAAGCTAATGACAACAGATAAAATAAAAGAATTAGTAAATGGTTTAAAATGATAAACGAAGTAAAAAGAAAAGAAGTTTTACAAGAGCTTTTAAAACCTAATTTAATTAAGAAAAAACTACATTGTGTTAGTTTTAGCGTTTGTGAATCTACAGAAAGTTCTTTAGAGCAATTAGCAGTTTTATATAATTCTTCTTTAAGCGGAATGTTAAGATTAGTTCTTTTAAATTTTCTTTCACAGGTAATTGTTAACGATAACAAATTTCAACCGACCTCTTTAGAAAGTTTTGATTTTATAAAAGAACAAAAGGGCAAAAAGGATGTTAGGATACATTTAGCTGATTATCCATTTGATAAACTTACTAAAATTGCTATTTTAAACGCTAGAACTAAAAGTCTGCTTGCAACTTTTGCCTGCCTTTCTTTCATAAAAGAAAAACAAAATTTTTTATCTGGGTCTGTCGATTATGATCTTTCTCCTTTTTACTTAAATTTTAACGTCGGTAATAATGCAAAAGTTTAAAAGTACATTTTTAAATTCTTATGTTAAAGAAATACATAAAAAATCCTTATCCTTACTTTGTATATATTTAATCTGCATAATAACTTTTAACTTTTATATAAAAGATATTTTAACTTTAATTATAATTGAGTTTTTATTATTTTATTGTTTGATTTCTTGTATACAATCTATCAAATGCAATTTTAAATATAAAAAATTTATTTTTAGTTCTAATTCTGAAGAATTACTTGAAACAATTTCTTCGGCTCTAGAAAACAAAATAAAACAAATTAATTTTTCTTTAATTGCTTTTCAATGTACTTTGGGTTTTGTACTATTTGACATAATTACAAATTTAAAGTTTGATCTATATAATTATTTTTTATGAAAGAAAAAAAAACAATATCAAAAGATAAAAAAAGCGATTCAACTAATTTAAATAATTTATCAATTTTAGGTTCTTCTGAAGAAGAAATATCAGAAAAAATATTAGGAATAAGTGAGTTAGTACTTCAAGGATATTCAGAAAAAGAAATTGCAAAGCAATATGTTGGGGTTTGTCATGAAACTCTTTCACGTTTAAAAGCTAGAAACAAAGAACTAAAAGATGCTATAGATATTTCAAAAGCTAAATATGCTATTGATTCAATAAAAATAATAATAGACATTATGAAAAATAGTCTTCAAGAAAAACTTAGACTTGATGCAGCTAAATATATAGATGAAAAATTATCGAAATTAAAGAATCAATCTGATACTCCAGCAAATATTAGTATTACTTTTCAAAACCCCTCTTTTTCTAAAACAAAAGAGCAAATTGAAAAAGATTTTGAACATCTTAACAAAGAAGAGTAAATGAGATTAAAAGATGATTTACATGATTATCAAAAAAACTTAGTCAGTAAAATCAAAACTATAAAAAAATGTGCTTTGCATCTAGATATGGGATGCGGTAAAACTATAATTAGTTTAACTGCTATATCAGATCTTTTAAAAGAAAATCTAGTTAAAAGAGTTTTAATAATAGCTCCGCTTCAAGTCGCTAAAAATGTTTGGCATAATGAATTATCAAAATGGGAACATACTAAAGATATTACATATACTATATGTACTGGGTTAAAACCAAAAAGAGATAAAGCTTTTAAACAAGATACTCAACTTTACATTACAAACAGAGAAACGGTCCCAGATTTATTACAGTCTTTAAATAAAAAAATTATATCTAATTTCGATATGATTGTCATTGATGAAGCTTCTAGTTTTAAAAATGCCAAATCTAAGCGTTTTAAAGCACTTTCTAAGATCAAAAGCGATTATTTGGTAGAACTAACAGGCACACCGTCTCCGAACGGTCTGATGGACATATGGGCGCAAATTTATTTGATGGACAAAGGGCAAAGGCTTGAAAAATCAATGAGTAAATTTATTTCTGAAAATTTTAATTACAAAACTCAGACAAATAAGTTTTCTGGATCTTTTTTCTTTTATGATTGTTTTCCTAAAAATGAAAAGGATTTATTTAATAAAATTTCAGATATAGCTTTTTCTTTGAAAGCCTCTGATTATATTTCTTTGCCAGAAAGAATTGATTTAGTTACTTATGTAGATCTAGAAAATGAAAAACAATATAAAGAACTAGAGAAAGATTTTATATTAGAATTGAAAAATGATACTGTAGTTGCTCAAACACAAGCAGTTTTATGTAATAAACTTCTGCAATTTTGTAATGGCGCTATTTACGATGAAAACAAAAATATAATTGAGTTAAATAATTCTAAATTAGATGCCTTAGAAGATATTATTGAAAATAATAAAAATGAAAATATCTTAGTTGCTTACAATTTTAAAAGTGACTTAATAAGATTAAAAAAAAGATTTCCAGACGCTAAAATCTTATGTTCAGATAATATTTCTACAATTGTAGAACAATGGAATAAAAAAAAAATAAAATTACTTTTATGTCATCCTGCATCTTCTGGAATGGGTTTGAATTTACAAAATGGAGGATCTACAATAATTTGGTTTGGTATGACTTGGAACCTTGAACATTACTTGCAATTCAACGCTAGACTACATAGACAAGGACAAACAAAATCTGTAAAAATTAATCATTTAATTGCAAAAAATTGCATAGATGAAAGAATCTACCAAGCTCTTTTAAACAAAAACTTAACACAAGAAAATCTTTTAAATTCATTAATTTTAAATAAAACTTATTGACTTACTGTTAACGTTGTTATATAAAGCAATTATAACTAAATTAATGAAAAAAAAAATGAAAAGAAAATATATAGAACAATTCTACTTTGATTTAAATAGTATACACGAAGAAGATTATAAAAGAGTTAATCTTTCAAAAGAATCCGAAAAATCTATTTTAGAAAAAATTTCAAAATTAATTTTTTTTACTATGGTAGACGAACATGGGTCGAGTATTGTAAACGATCTTTCAAACGTTATCAGAAAGCATTCTAAAACTCTTCAATCTGAAATAATTAATTTGTTGAAAAATAGTTATAACTACAAAGATAGTTTGGAGGAGGTAGAATTCATATATAGAGAATACTGTTTAATACCGCTGATAAACCAATATCCAGAAAAAACAAGGAGCGATTTTATAATTTCAATTTTTGAGACTTTCGGTTGTGATTTTTCATATCACTCTCAAGACCTAAACAAATTTTTTAATTTTATTCGCATTTACTTAAAAGACGAAAAAGATCATTCAGTTATACAAAAAATATTTAATTTATCTAAATCTTATTTGGATAATAAAAACGAATATATACAAATTGAAACTTTAAGGTTTCAATCAAAACTTGTTAAATCATTTCCTTTTTTAAAAGAGCAAATCTTAGAAATCATGAAGCCATATTTTGATGACGACAGGGTGTCTTTTGTCAAACAAGCCTTTTTGTGTTTATACAAATTGTCTAAAGAATTTGATAAAGAAATGATTGATTTGATTAATTCTTATCAATCTCATTCAAAATTACATGTACAAAAAATAGCATCTGAAACTTTAATAGAAATTAAAAAGGTAAAAGAAAAGAGAAAGTTAGATGAAGAAGATGCTGAATATGCGAATATGATAGGTGAGATGAGAAGACTGGGAAGAGAGATCGAGATTTTAAATTTAAAAAAGTAAATACTTCTTTATATAGATTTAGCGATTGATATAATAAAACAAAGTAATAAAAAATAAGGCGTTTTAAAATGATAAATTTTATAAAAAAATATTTAACTAAGCAATTTATTTTTGGAATAATTTTATGTTTTGGGATTTTTTCAAAATATATTTTAGGACCAAACAATTTAATAGAAGAAGTTGCTGAATTTTATTACTTTGTAAAAACTGGAAAAGATATTAATTTGAGCGATGAGCCTGAACAAGTAGACTCTCACTTAAAAGAGTTACAAGATTTTATGATGATACATAGTAAGTAATATGAATAATAAAAAATCATATCCTGATTGTTGTAGAGATTATATTTGTTTTGATTGCAGAGTAAGAATTCATGGCTATGAAAGCAATATAAGAGAAAGAGAGAGGTTAGAAAGAGAAATGGAGTATTTGGCTCTTGAGTCAATGCTTCCGTCAGGCTTTAAGTTCTTTGGTTTGATGTTTCTTATAATGATTTTAGGAGTGTTTATATCTAAAGCATTTTTTTGGTTATTAAAATTTTGGATAACATCAGAGATTATCGTTGGATTGATGACTGGTTTTATTACCTTTGTTGTATTAATAGGTTTTTCCGTTTGGTTTATTTGTTATTCTTTTTCCCAATCAAATTCAAATAAATAACAGCATATGGTACACTTTTACTTTCCTGAAGAAATAATACAAACAAAAGCAAAGTTCCATAATGTTCAAAGATATGTATGGATAGAAAACCCAGATGGTACAACTCAAGAATGTTCGGATTTATCAAAGCCCAATCTATTTAAAAAGGAGTAAAAAGTATGGATTTATTAAAAAAAATATTAATTACATCGTTAGACATATTATTACTTCCTTTTATTTTATCATTAGCTTTGTTTGTAGCAATGCAAAGTACTTATGTTATAATAAGTTATTTTACAAATATTTATATATCAATTAGTCTTGTACTCTTTATTATTTTAATAACCATTAGGATTTTAGAAAAAACCCTTAAAACATTATACGATTTATAATAAAATGAAAACAAAATCTGAAGTTTTAATAGGTCTTTTTAAAGACTCTAAAATTTGTGTTGATAAATTATTTGAAATTGCAAAAAATGATTTTGATATAGATATATTATTTGAAATAGTTAATAAGAACAATAAGTTTTTAAACAAAACAACGTTTGATATAGTTTTAAACTCTAACGAAGTTACAGAAAAATCAATTTTTATATTAGAAAAAATCATATCTGAAAAATTATTTGCACACCTTGATTTTGTAGATGAGTTTTTTTTATTGAAAATGTTACTAATGAGATCTCCAGATTATAAACAACCATGTTTACTTTCAGGAAAACCCTATATGAGAAGATGTCCTCAAATAAAAGCTTTTGAATTATTTATAACTAATATAATTCTTAATAACTTTACTTTTTATTTAGATAAATTAATTAAACCATCTATAAAATCTTATAAAACTAATTCTATAGTAAGAGAATATTTAAAAAACATAATACTACAAAAATTAAGTACAGTTAACAATCCTCTTGATTTACTAGAATTATATAACTCACCAATTCCTAAAACACCTTTGTTAAAAGTATTTTATTTATGGTTGTTGTCATTTGACATATTTGACATTGCTATAACTACTTGTCTAACTATTTTTTTTACTTGTGTAGCTATTATGTTGATCAGTTTATTTAAATGATTAATCTATATATAATAAACTTCTTACTTGCCGCATCAACTACGATAGGCATGACTATTATACCTTTGTTAAGCGTTGAAGTAATCGGTATATCTCTTTTTCTTTTTGCTTTAATAGAAGGAGTAGGGGAGTTCTCATCAAATATTATAAAGTTAATATCTGGATATCTATTCGATAAATTGAAAAACAAAAAAAGATTGTTTTTTATAGCAATAATATTAGCTTTCTTTTCAAAACTTCTATTAATAATACCAAATATTTATACTTTAATATCTACAAAGTTTTTAGAGAGGCTTAGCAATGGTTTTTTTGCATCGCCGAGAGATGCTTTCGTTGGTGTTATGAGTGGTCATAAAAAAGGAATGTCTTTAGGTATACTAAACTCTTCTAGAGCTTTAGGGTGTGTGTTTGGATCTATTGTTACATCTTTTTATCTGTCAAAAGAACTAAGTTTTGCATTAATTGCTAATTTAATAATCTTTGCTACATTCTTATGTTTTATATCTTTTGTTTTAAGTTGCTTAATGAAAGATTTTACAAAGAAAATTATAAAAAAAGAAACTGCGAAATATTCATCAATTGAACTTATAAAAGATAATTACGAACTATATATAATAATATTTTTATTTTTCTGTGCAAGGTTTAATGACGGTTTAATTATATTGTTTTTAAAACAAAACTCTATAGAACCATGGTTCTATTTAAGTGCGATAGGAATATTTAATAGTATATCATTTTTAATCGCTCCGTTTTTAGGAATGATTTTAGATTCCAAACATAAAAAAATAGCTGTCTATATAACTTTTTTTAGTTTAGTGATCTTTAATACAATCTTTATATTTTGTAAAACTTTAGATTTAAAAATGGCTTTTTTAGCTTTGTTTTTTTGGGGTATACAAAGAGTAGGTAGTCAAGTTTGTTTTACAAAGTTACTATTTAATAATGTTTCAAAAGAAAAATACGGCACAGCTTGCGGTGTAATGAATTTATTTGTAGGGCTTGGAAGTTTTATAGCTGCATTGATAGGTGGGTATTTAGTTTCTTATAATTTTTCATATGTATTCATATTTAGTTTACTATTAACTTCAATGAGTTTATTATTCTTTTATAAGAAATATAGATTTATTAATGATTCCAAACATTTTTAAAAGAAAAATTCAAGTTTTTAGAAAACAACCTGGTTATTATGTACAAAATGTAGACTCATTAAATCTTGGTTTGTGGCAAGATGGAGAGGAAACGTTTTTTGATATAGAAGCGTCGGTCCAACCAGCGCCTGGAGAAATCACTCAAATTTTACCAGAAGGTTATAGACAAAAATCATCTTATCTAATTTATACAGATACAGAATTATTTTCATCAGAAGAAAATGAAACAAATCCAGATATAGTGATGTTATATAATAAGAAATATTTAATCTTGAAAAAGAAAATATTTGATATGACGTACCTATCTCATTATGAATTAATTGCAGTAGAGTTAGAATAATGCTACAAAAAGATCTTTATAAAAAATTACTGGAGTTTGTTATAAAATGTGTAGATGATAATTCAGTTAAAGTTAACATAGCAAATCAAAACGCTCCAAATCCTACAAAACCTTTTATTACAGTTAGTATCTCTAGTCAAAAAATAGAAGGTTTACGTATAACAAAACACGAGACAGATCAATTTTTAAATACAGTTGAAAAGAGAACTTATTTAATGAATGGTACTGTACAAATACAAGCATTTTGCGACGATATGTTCCAATGTACAGAATTACTTAACAAAATAAAATTTGGGTTTGATAATTATTCTTATTATCGCGTATTTCAAGGAGAGATAGCTTACGTAAGAGATTTATCGGATATTATATATTTACCTACCGCCTTATCTGCAAAGAATGAATATCGAGCTGTTTATGATTTTTTAATTTGCTATAATCAAAATATTTCAAACATAATTAACTCTATAAGGCATATAGAAATTACAGATGAAGTAAATAACGATACGATTATTGTAGATAAAGATGATAATATAGTTTATAATATAGATAGTCAAAACAATAGTTTAGATAGCTTTGAGAGCTTTCTAACGACAGAGACAATAATAAAGGAATAATATAAATGTTAAATGATTTAATTGGAGATATAATTATTACGAGAGAAAGTCTCGGAGTTACAAGACAGCAATTTTCTACAATTTTAATACTTGGTAATTCGAAAAATAACGATGAAACTATTAAAGAATATAAATCTTTAAGAGAAGTTTTGGTTGATTACCCACCGAGCGCGCAAGGTGCTTCTACTGAAGAATATAAATGTGCATCAAAAATATTTTTACAACAACCGAGTGCTTCTAGAATTTTTATTTGTCAAAAAAAATCTGCAGAAAGTTGGGTTCAATTACATACAAGATTTATTAATTCTGGTAAATATGCATATTGCGTAATAGTTGCCCCTACTGCTACAGTTGCAGATATTATAGACGATGAGTTAAAAGCTTTAGCCGTAGCAACAGAAGCTAACAAGCAAGTTTTTGCTGTCAATATAATTCCTGGGAAAGAAATTGTTTTGGCTAAGTATTTCAAAGATCAAAATTATAAAAGAGTTGTTACCTTTTTTAAGGATGCTAATAACGATTACCCAAACGCAGCTATTATGGGTTCTATTTTACCTAGGGATGCTGGAACTTACACTTTGAGTTTCTTAGATGTTTCAGGTGTTCAGCCAGCTAGTTTAAATAGTACTCAAAAATTAGCCCTTGAGACTAATAACATAAATTATTATGATTATGTTTCTAACGAAACAAACCCAAGAGTCGGTGTGAATTGCGGTAAAGTTGCTAATGGAAATGCTTTTGAAATTTCTTATTTCGAAGATTGGGTTATAACAACAATTAAAGAAAATCTACTTAATGTTTTTTTATCTAAACCTATTGTTCCTTATAACGCATTTGGGTTTTCTTTGGTCTCTGGAGCTATTATGCAAGCTTTAATTGAAGCTGCTAATAGAGGAGTGATAGAAAGAGTTTTAAGTAGCGATGTGGCAATGCCAAATTTAAATAACATTTCTGAACAAGACCGTGCATCTGGAATTTTAAATGGTATTAGTTTTAGATTTACATTAAGTTATGCAATCAAAAAAATTGGGACTATTTATGGAATAGTAACTGCTTTAAATGCTTAATTAAAAATATAGGAATATAAAAATGACAACAGAGACGCAAGATACAAAAAAACATTCACTTATTGTAGGTCCTCAAAGAATAGAAGGTGGTATCATTGGAGATTGGATTACTTATGAAGTAGCTGGTCCATTATATGAGACAGATAATGATATAGATGGTAATTCTTTTAGAAGAGCTTTACATAATAGAAATATAATTTTAACAGTGACTTTGGGTATTGGCTCAAGTTCTATAAGTTTTCTTAGTAACATGGCTGAAAATGGCATTTCATTTCCTGTCAGGTTTGTTGATTCAAGTACTGATACAGTGCTTGATTGTGCTGAATGCATCGTAAACTTACTAGGTGGGGTTTTATCTTCAAACGCAACGAGGAATACAGCTTTTACAATAGAAATGATGAAGGCTACTAAATCATTTGGTTCTTTAAAAGAAATAGTATAAAATTATGACAAAAGATACAAAAGTTAAAAATTCAAATCCAGACTTTATAGAAATAGATTTTAGTGATTCAGGGTTAGAACATCATTTAATTAATTCAATTGATTCGAAATACGAAGTATTAAAACTAACAACAAGAGAGGTTGCTCTTTTGATTGGAAAATATAGATCAAGACTTAGAGATCTTGATGAGTTTATTGCTTCTTTATCTTTCACAAGGAATTTAAAATGAGCACAGTTTTAAGGAGATTAGTTACAGTCCTTGGTTTCCGAATTAATAAAACAGGAATTGGTGATTATGAAAAATCTATCAATTCTTTAAAAAAGAATGTTAATCAATTAAATTTAAGTTTCAACAGTTTAAAATTTGCAACTAGGGGGATTTTCTTTGGTAATGTCGTTTTATCTGGTGTAGCTTTGGGTGTTGCAAAAACTGCAAATTCTTTAGATGAGCTTTCCAAAAAAACTGGTTTAACATCTGGAAAAATCCAAGCTTTAGAATTAGTGTCTCAAAAATTTGGTAATTCTTACGGAGAGATTACTAAGACAATGGCTGGATTTGCAGATAAAGTTTCTAAAATAAAAGATCCTCTCTTAAGATTAAATACATTACAATCTTTAATGATTGATAAAAATAAAAAACTAGCAAATGTTTTTAAGCAATCATCAGATTCTTTTAAGAAATCAATGTTAGAAGCCTCTAATTTAACAAATATATTTACGCCTAAAAACATTGCTGATTCTAAAGAATATATTAAAAACTGGGCTGAGTTTCGTACAATATTAGATAATATTAGAACTACAATCGGTTTATCTTATATGCCTGTTTTTAATAAATTAACTATTAGTTTTAAGAATTGGTATTTACAAAATAAAGAACTTATAGGAAATTTATCAAACATTTTAACAAATGTTTTAGGAAAGGGCTTGATGTTATTGGGTGATATTTTTGGTTCTGTTTTAAAACCGATTGGCTCTTTAATTAATTACGTTTCAAAATTAGAAAAAGAATTTGGCTTTTTACAACAAACTATGTCTGGAGTTGGAGTAATATTTAGTTATGTATTACCGCTTTTTTTACCAATTTCTAGAACTTTTAAACTTATAACTGTTGGTGTTATAGCTTTAAATGATGTGTTTGAAGATTTAATAGGTTGGACTAAAGGTATAGATTCAGTATTTGGTTTGGTTTTTGGAAAATTTGAAAAGTGGCAAGGTGTATTAGATAGTTTTTCTAAATCTGTATTATCTGTAACAAATCAAACTATGACTTTGTTTAAGGGTTTAAGTAATATAAATTTTAAATTTCCAAGTTTTAATCAAAATAATGATAAAGATTCTAATTCAAAATTAAGTTCTAATTTAGTTTCTAAAAATTCTTTTTTTAAACCAAATAAAGAATCTTTAAATACACAATTTTTAAATCAAAAAGAATTATCAAAACAATCTTTTTTTAATCCTAATCGTGAATTTTTTACACCAGAACCTTTTAAACCAGATTTTATAAGTTCTAATTTTAATAAAAACACAACCAAATCTCAAAATATAAATTTAAGTCCTAATTTCTCTATAAAAATAGATAATGTTTCTGTAGGTGATAATGTCACTGCTGACCAAGCAAGATCTACGGCTTTAAACATTAGCGAATTAATAAAAAAAGAACTTGAGTTAAATTTTTCTGATTTGGTAAATAATCTAAGTATATAAAGTATATAGTTTATGTCTACTACTTCACTCATAGCTTCAATAAGTAGCATAGCTTTACTTGGAAAAAACTATCTTGTTGGTTCTAAAAGAAAGATTGGAGATTTGCTTTTAGATGCTACAATGGTTGAAGTTATTGACTATTCTAACACTATTACAAACCATCCAATTTCAAACGGTTCAAATATATCAGATCATATTTATAGCAATCCAACTGTCATTAAAATGGACGGTTTGATTACCAATAATTCTTTATATTTATCAGATATAAATACTTTGACAGGTTTTTTTGAAGGTAATATAGCAAGTAATATCTATAATTATATTACTGGACCAAGTAAGAAACAGATTTTAGCTTTTAACTATTTAGAGACTTTAAAAGAAAATAAAACTTTGGTAAGTATAGTTTCAAAGATGAAAACATATGATAATATGGCTATAGAGACTTTAAGTTTTTCTAGCGATAAAAAGACTGGAGATGCTTTGGAGTTTAGTATAAGTTTAAAACAGATTAAATTTGTAACTAGTAAAATAGTTAATGTTAAAAGAGCGATCGCTCCATCTTCATTACCTGGAGTTTCTAATTTAGCAAGTTTAGGTAAGGGAGATACTCAAGAGTTAAACACTGTAGAAAAGGAAAAAACTAAAACAAATTTAAAAGAAAAACTTGATAAATTAACTAATTTAAATCCTTTTAAATAATGATTCAAATAATATTAAAAAATAATTTTTTATATAAAGAAAATTTGATCATAGATAATGAAGTTTTTACATTTGTTTTTAAATGGAATGAACGAGTTGGTTTGTGGAGCTTCGATATAAAAAGCGATGATGAAGATGTTGTAAGTGGATTTTCTTTAGTTCCTTATACTAATATTTTAAAAAATGTACAAAGTGTAAAGAAGCCAAAAGGTTATTTAATTGTTTTACCTTCCTTTGACAATTCAGAAGAAATAGATGAAAAAAATTTAGCAGATAAATTTTCTATGTTTTATTTAACTGAACAAGATTTGGCAGAAGATCCTTTTTGGCAAAATTTAAAGATTTTTTGATGGTTAGTTTTAATCGAATATATAGTATAACTATATCTCCAAATTTATTAATAGAAAATCTAAAAATAAAATTTGAAATAAAAAAAAGTTTGCAATTAAAAAGTAATTTTTCTAGAGTTGATATTTATAATTTATCAGAGAAAGAGAGAAATGCTATTAGTAGTGAGCAATATGCTTTTTTTGAAATGCAGTGCGGATATTCAGAAGATGTGGGTTTGATAAAAATAGCACAAGGTAATGTAAGTGATGTAACACATTATATTTATGCTCCAGATATTGTAACTACTATATATTCTAAAGATGGATTTAAAGCTATAAAAAACAATTATATTCAGCTTTCATTTGCTGAAAATACATCTACTAAAACTATAATTGATACTATAATTCAAAAAATAAATTTACCTTTACGCTTTTCAAATCTAAAACCTCAGAACATAAAAAACGGCTATAGTTTTGTAGGCACTGTATCTGATGCATTGCAAGATTTGGCTATGCAATATGATTTTGAATGGTCTATACAAAATGGGCAAATACAAATTTTAACAAAAAACTCATCGACAACTTTAAAAGCTTTTTTATTATCTGCAGAAACGGGTTTAATAGAAAGTCCAAATAGAACAATTAAAAACAAAGACTTTGAAAAAAAAGAAAAAGGTGAATATTCAGTAGTTTGTTTATTAAACCCACAGCTTGAAGTTGGAGATTTAATTTCTATAGATAGTAGCTCTTTAAAAGGTACTTTTTTGATAAAAGAATTAACTCACATTGGTGACAATATGGGTAATGAGTGGTATACTAAACTTATTGTAGTAGATAGATAAGCTGAAATGTATAATGAGTTTTTAGAAGCTTTACAAACAAAAATTACGAACTCTATAAATGTTTGTATGCCAGGAATTATTGAATCTTATGATTTTAAAACGCAAAAAGCAAATATCAAAATAGATTCTAAAAAGAAAGAGGATGATAATTCTTTTACAGAATATCCAGTTATATCAGGTGTGCCTATTATAATGCCATCTTCTGGAGGTGCTTATATAACTATGCCAGTTAAAACTGGAGATTCCTGTATAGTATTTTTTGCAGATAAAGATATAACAAATTGGTTAACTGGAATATCTAATCAAAAACCAGAAACGAAACGTACTCATCATTTATCTGATGCAGTTGCAATTTTGGGATTGAAGCAATTTAACAAACCTAATCTTATAGAAAATAACGAAGATTTAAATATTTTTTACTCTGGTACAACTATAAAAATAAAACAAAACGGAGATGTTGAAATTGATTCTAAAAATCATTTAAAGATTTCTTCGAAAACAGCTGAGATAAATTTAGACCATGATGCTACAATTAATTGTAGAGATGTTCATCTTAAATCTACAGGTAATGTTAATTTAGACACTGCAAATTTAAATATAAAGGGTGATTTACATTTGGACGGTAAAGCATTTGGAAAGAATAATCAAACATTTGAAGTTGGCGCTAAATTAAAAGTAGCTGGAGATGTTGAAGCTACTGGAGATGTAAAAGCTGGTATAGTTTCATTGAAAGATCATAAACATATGTACTCAAAACCAGTTGTTGGAAGTAGTCCAACTGCTGCTATTCCAGCTCAAACAGAGGCTCCTATATGACTATTAAAGATTTATATTTAAATCCAATTACTCATGATTTAGTGATAGAGAATGGAGATATTAGATTTACTCGAGATGGAGAGATTACTTTGCAAAAAATTAAAACTAGATTGTTGTTTTTTACAGGAGATAATTTTTTAAATCTAGAAGATGGTGTTGATTATTTAAAATATGTTTTTACAAAATCAAGTTCTGAAGAATCAATAAGAAATCTTTTTATAAAAGAATTACAAGGAATTCCTGAAGTCGCAGAAATTATAGAAGTTGAAATCCTTAGAAAAGAAGGAAGTGAATTAATAAATGTATCTTTTATAGTAAAAGATAGAAACGGTTTTGTAATTGAAGGTGAAGCATGACTTACGGAGTAACTAGTACTGGTTTTAATAGAAAGACTTTTGAAGTTTTAACTGAAGAAATACAAGAAAGTTTAATAGATAAATTCGGAGATGTTAATACAGATCCAAATTCTGTTAATATGCAATATGTTACAATTTACGCAGAATCTCAGGCTCGATGCTGGGAAGCTATAGAAAGCGCTTATAATTCAATATTTCCCGATACGGCTTTTGGTGTAGCTTTAGATGGTATCTGTGCATATGCAAAAATAAAAAGATTGGAAGCTACAAAAACAACTACTTTAGCAAAGCTTACTGGTAAAAATCAAATTTTAATTCCTTCAAATAGTCAGGTTATTGCTAATAATGTTAATACAATTTTTTTATTAACGAAAGATGAGTCTATTACAAATGAAGCTTGTTATGAAATATATTTAGATGTTAAAGATATTGTACAAAATAATTTTGAATATTCTGTGTTTATAAATGATCAAAAATTTTCATACATAAAACAAGAAAATGATACTGTAGAACATATTACAAATCAGCTGATGTTTTTTATAAATCAAAGTAATCAACCAGTTGAAGCTAGTAATGTAAATAATCAATTATTTATAAAAAGTACAGACATTGAATTAACAATGGAGGTTTATGTATCTCAATATATTTCTATAGACAAACTAAGTGTTCTTTCTACTTTTATTGCTTCAGATGCAGGTTATATAAGTTTAGCAATTAATTCTTTAGTAAATATACAAACGCCTGTTGCTGGTTGGATATCTGTAATAAATGAATTTTCACCAGAACTTGGTAGAAATTTAGAAACGGATGAAGAATTAAGAATTAGAAGGGAGTTATCTTTAGGGTCTATCGGATCTGGGACTGTTGATGCTATAAGAGGTAAACTTTTAAACTTAACTGGGGTTACATCTGTTTTAATTATAGAAAATGCCACTGATGCGACTGTAAATAATATACCACCACATAGTTTTGAAGCTTTAGTAAGTGGTGGTGATAATTTAACAATAGCTCAAACTATTTGGGATAACAAAGGAGCTGGTATACAGGCTTACGGAAACTTATCAGTCCCAGTCAAAGACAGTACAGGATTTGAGCATTTTATTAAATTCTCAAGACCTGTTTTTCTTTATATTTATGTAGATGTACGTATAACAAAAGATGTTAATATATTTCCAATTGATGGAGATGATTTGATTAAAAGTAATCTTGTGTCTCAGATTTCGAAATTAAGTGTGGGCGAAAGTGTTTTATATCAATCTTTATTTACAAGTATATATAGCGTTCCTGGTGTAACTTCTGCAATAATAACACTAGCTGGTTCTGTAACCGAGCAAAAACCTAGTGTTTTAATTAGCGAAAATATTATTGTTCAAAAGTCTCAAGTTCAAAAAACAGATATAAGCAAAATAACTATTTTACAAATATGATTCAAAAAATTACAAATAAAATTGAGTTAGCTAAAAAACGCTTAATGTCTCAGTATAAAGATAGCTCTGTTATAAATATGATTCTAGAAGTCATTATGGAGCAAGAGCAAGCTTTAGAAGATGCAATTTATGATGTTTCTACTTTATGTCATTTAGACACAGCTTTTGGTATTCAATTAGATAGAATAGGAACTATTCCTGGTATAAAAAGATACGGTTTAAACGATGAAGACTATAGAAAACGCATCTATGCTCAAATAGTTTTACCATTTTTACATTCTCAAATGCAAAAATTATGTTTAGCTGGTATAAAAAAGATTTTCTTATATCAAGATTTTTCAGATACAAAATTTACTTTTGCAGAAAGATATTTAGAAGATTTTAATTTAGTCGTAGGACCTAATAAAGATAAAATAATTGTGGATTCTCAGGGTTTAGAGTATAATGTACTATTGAGTACTGGTGAAGTAACTGAGCCATCTTCACTCTATTCGTTATCTGATGAATTCACGGTAGAAGGACAGGAAGTAGAGTTTATAGGTGGAAGATTAATGGAACGATTAAATAAATAAATAAATAAATAAATAATATTATGGTAAATAGACCCGATAAAATACCTTATCTTGCAAAAATACAAGAGTTCGAAACTGGAATAGACCCAGTAACTGGGAAAGAAGCACAGGGTTGGAACAGACCAGATTCTATACCTGAGTTATTTACTGATAAAGGCATCCCAATAAACAAAGGTTTAGCTAGGGGGGATTATAACTATTTACAGTATTATAATGCGTTATGGATAGAATATTTAGATGAAAGAACTAATAGAGTTTATACCAACGCAAATAAACCCGCTGCGTCCACAAAACCAGCTGGAAGTACGATTTTTATATCAGATCTAGATACAGGCGGATGTATTGCATTTAGCGATGGCACTAATTGGCGTAAAGTAAAAGATAATAGTATCGTATAGGTAATTATGGTTGATAAACGAATTTCTGATTTAGAAGCAACAACTACTCTGGAAGACACTACAGTTTTTCATATAAGAAAAACGGAAACTAACGAAGATTATAAAATTACTAAGTCTAATTTAGTAAAGCAAATAGGTAATTCTGTAGTAAGCGGTTTTAATGCAACGAGTCCTTTAGCTAATAGACTATTGCTAACTCCTTCAAACTCTGGTTCTTTAGATCAGTATTACGATGGTATGACTATAAAGTTTATATCGCCTATTAATTCTACAGATTTAGTTAAAATTAAAATTGGATCTTTGGGTTATATAGATTTTAAAACTACTTTTACAAACCCAATTACTAATGTAATAGAAAATGCAGTTTTAAAAACTGGAAAGTTTTATGAAGCTATTTACAGTAATAATTCTTTTATACAAACAAACATAGATAGACAATATACTAACGAATATTTATCTGTTGGAGAAATTATATTCGATAATACTACTCAAGAATATTTTACACTATATACCTTAACATCTGCTACATCATATTATAAAACTTCATATTATGAGGGTATGTCCATTGTTTTTACTTCTGGCATTATAAATAATAGTGTAGAAAATATGAGTAATGGCAAGATTTATATTAATGTTGACGGCTTAGGTCCAAAATTATTATCAGACCCAGACGGAGACGGTGTGCCTTTTAGTCTACAGCCAAATGAAACTATTTTGGGAATTTATGATGGTGAAAAGTTCATCAAGAACATGTTCACTATGCAAGAGCCTGAATTACCAGTTCCTGTAGATCCAGACAATCCCCCGCCAGGTTATGATATAACTGTGTATGTTGGTCCAGATGAGCCAGAAGTAAGTAATAGGTTGTTACAGACAGCTTACGACAGAATAATAAAAGATTATGGTAGAAATGGAGGCGGACGAAGAGTTTTAATAAAATTTAGAGATAATTATACTGGGCAAGGGTTAAAAGTTGCAATGCCTTCAAATGGGATGATGGACATTGGTGCGAATCAGCTGAATTGGATAACTATTGAGGGTAATGTAAATGTTACTATGTTACCTAATCAAAATGTTAACAATTTTTGCTGGAGTGTTTTTAATATTTCTAATTGTATTTTTTGTCCTATATTTACTGGGACGTGGAAAACAAATTTTCCCATAACAGATTCTACTTTTAAATTAAATTATAATGTTTTTGCTGGTACAAATCTGATTGTTTGTACTATTTCTATAGTAAATGCATTGTTTATTAATGTAAACCAAGGTAATCAAAATTATACTTTTTTGAACCCTGTTGATGACTACATGGGTAGATTAAATATTAAAAATTCAGAGTTTGTAAATTTTGGTCAAATATTTGCTAGAAATTCTAATATACTAAATGGTATGAGAGAATTAATAGCTACAAATATTACTATTACAAATACAATAAATGCAACAAGGTCATTTCCATATCTTCTTGAAATAAATATGAATTCAACAATAATTAATTTAATATTAAATATTACTAAACCAAGTAATTACAATAATATAATTTTTTTATACTCTGGTAATTTTAATTTATCAGATACTAATATTGAAATATCAGAGGCTACACAAAGTGAGATTGTTTATTGTAATCTATTTTATATAGATCCTAAGTATAAACAAAACGTTGTTACTATAAATAATAGCAATATTAAATATGCTGATAATATTAACAATACAAAAGGTAGTTTATTTTTTGAAAACACAAATACATATAATCAAACCGGCTTATGTTATTTAAACGGCAATAATTATGTAAATACAAACTCTTTAACTGTACCAGATATAAAAATATCTGGTATCAATGGTTATTTATACCTAAAATCTGGAACTTTAGGATCTACAAGTGCAATCAACGGAGGTCAAATAGTCAATGTCTAATATATATCTATATTTTTATAAGAATCAAAACGGCTCAAACTTCTTTTTTCATGATGCTAAGGATTTTTTAGATTCAAAGAACTGTTTTGATGCTTTAATTTCCGAAGTTGACCTAAAAATATGGCAATCTGATAGCGAAAATTACCCAAATCCTCAATTTCCACTTCCAAGTTATGTTATAGAAGGATTCAAAGGTCCGATGTATGAATTGTTAAAAGAATCCGCAGATCTTGCGTACGATGATTTAACGAAGAAAAGTTTAAAGGCATCAGTTGCATTATTTACTTTAGATAATTTATTTAGAACCTTTATACCAGATAACATAGGAATAAAGTTACCTATAGAATATACAAAAAAAGACTATGAAGAATATGATGATTTTCTTGAAAAATTAAGAGAAATTAAAAATAGTTTTAATTGTTTATCTAAATTGTTAAAAACTATTAATAATATTGATGAGTTATATGAATTTCAACATTCTATATTGCCAAATGGTCAATCTAAAAGATCTGTTAATAATATATGTTCTGTAAAAAAAGAATTGTCAAAAGATGATACAATTAACAACGATTCAGATTTAAGTACTAAAGATGGTTTTACAAGTGATGAAGATTGAAATTACAGACGCTACAATTAGTTTAGTTAAAAAGTTTGAAAAGTTTAGTAGTGCTATATATCCGTGTTTAGCAGGCAAACTTACTGTTGGATATGGTCATGTAGTAAATGAATTTGAAAAAGTTAAATATAAAAACGGCATTTCTCCAAAACAAGCAGATGATCTATTGACCGAAGATTTACAAGATGCAGTTAATTGTTTGAAAAAATTAATAAAAGTTAATTTAACTGCAAATCAAATATCTGCTTTAATATCTTTAGTATTTAATGTTGGATGTGGTGAATTTGCTAGTAGTAAAGCTTTAAAGCTTATTAATGAGAAAAATTTAGAAAAAGCTAAAGTTGAATTGTTTGATAGTAAAATAGGTTTTGTACGTATAGGTAATAAAATCATAAATGGTCTGGTAAATAGAAGAGCTTTAGAAGCTAAATTATGGGATTTAGATGTTTAGTTTTATTAAAATTTTTACCGCAGTTTTTAATTTTATCCGTCAATATTTTGGTGTAATCATAGCTTTTTTTGGCTTTTATTTAGTAAGAAAAAATTTAAAACTTATTTATGAAAAACAAGAATTAAAAAAAACTTTAGATGAAAATATAGAAATTAATAAATCTCAAGAAAATGTTATACAAGTTAAGGAAGATGTTATACAAGCTATCAAAGATGTTAATGATGTTGATATTAAGTCAAACATTAAGCGCATGCGCAAAAAAGACTTGTAATCCAAGTATAACTAGCATAGTACTACCTGATTTTCCTGTTGCAGGTGATTTAGTAGCTAATGATTTAGAGTTTTTATGTTCTTATAATATAGATAAATGTATTAACATAAATAATTTTTTAAATAAACTATATAGATTTAAAACTATCTATAATTTATATAAGCCCTTAATTAATAATTAAAACATTTTATTTAAAGTTGCATAACCAGAATAATCATATTTTCTTTGTTTAATGACTGGCCATACTGCATATTTTAAAGCATCAATAAAGTCATCGTTTTTCTTTATTAAAACATTTTTAACTTCATCAGTTCTTTTATCTCTTTCAAAAGAGAATAGTTGCAGGTTACTAATCATGTTAATACAATGAGGTTTAACAATTATTTTATAAGATCTCATAGTGGAAATAGAATCTTCTGTATAAGATGATTTACTATCACCAGAAGTTTTATCAGCTGGTTTTATGTTTAATCCCTGCCTTTTTAAAGTAGTTATAGTATCTGGTCTTGCACAATCTGCGTATATTTTTCCTTGAGCAATACCTGGAATATTTTGTATACATAAATCATAAATTTCATGATTTTCAACACCAACACCTTTAAATTCATCGGTTACATAAATACAATTATTTTTAATATAACATCTTACTACAGCCAATGGATGCACAAAACCAAAATCTATACCATAATATTTTTCAGCGTTTTCATCTTCTTCAAAATCTTGAATGAACCATTTATCTTTGAATACTTGAGAATCTGAATGTTGTAGCAACTCTCCTTCCCAAATATGATTATAAATTTCTGGAGCATTTTTCAGACAATGTAATCTTTCTTTATGCATTGAAAGATTAAAAAATGGGTTTTGATACCAGTTCAGTATTTTAATATATGAATTTGGAGGTACTTTTTTAGCTAACATGAAAGATTTATATAAACAATCTGTTTCATATTTAGGGTTCATTGTAATAATAATTTGAGCGTCAGATTCTTTTTGCTCTTGTTTATAACTTTCCTCAGAAAACAAAGCGAACATAGATTCGCTAGTACGAAACACAGTAGGTGTTAGTAAATCCCAACTTTCTTGAGTTAAACTATCTGCTTCTTCTATCCATACATGGGTTAATGCATGATATCCCTTAATAGTATCTTTGTTTCTATCAAATCCTTTAAACAAAAACTCTGAACCATTCGGTGTATATACAAACTCAGAATTTGTAATCTTAAAATGCTTTCTAAGTCCCAAACTGTGAATCATAATTATCAAACAAGCTCCAACGCTTTTTTTCAAAGACTCTTGAAACTGTCTAGTACACAAGATCTTTTGCTTTGGTTTTGATATAGCTTGTAGTAAAAGATAAAGAGCAACTATGTAAGTTTTACCACTAGCTCTTCCGCCTGCTAAATATATATAAGAATAATGTTTCTGAAAAAAATTAGGTTGGTCGTGTGCTTTAAGCCAAGCTGGAAGATGTAATCTTAAAAACTCATTTATATCATCACTTGAATAATCATTCATGAATCTTGTATTTTATAGAGTCTACTAAAGCCCCTGTTTCTATTAAAGGATGATCAAAGCCTTTCTTTTTAATAGTAGAAAGAGCATTCATAGGCAGAATTTCTTTATTTTCTATAATAGCCTTCATATCTTTAACTGCAATAACTCCAACCTTCTCAGCTTCGATTTTCAAAGATGTATTTTTATCTATGACATTACCTAAAGCCTCCTCAACATATTTCTGCCAGTTATTATTTCTATCGGCTGCTAAATCTACGAAAGGTCTCTTTGGTATATTAGCTGTTCCATAATGATTCCAAATAGCATATTGTAAAATATCTTCTCCTTCTTCATTAAAACCAGCATCTTCATGTATACCAATAGCTACTTCTAAATCGTTAGAAGCGTCTATTTTACTTTTGAATTTTTTATATTCTGAATCATCATCTTGTAAATAAGCAGACATAAAATACTTTAATTTAAGTTGTTGGTGAGAATCTATAAGGACGACTTTGTTGTATATATTCATTACCAAAAACAGTTTGAGCTAAACCAGTCATGGCACTTTTTGGAGATGTTTTGTTTGTAGAATATGTAACAGAAACTGCCCCAACTTGCATACTAGATATATCCCCACTACTTCCAAGAGGTCTACCGCCTATACTTAGTATATGAGCCCCAAGATATGCTATAAGCATATTATATGTTTCTTCTGGCGGGGCAAAAGAAAGCGAACTATCTACTCTGATTTTAGCAACAATAATAGCTCCGTCTACATCGTATTTTGGAGATGTAAACTCTGGAGCTATTATTGCCATTAATTCTTTTGGTGTTTTAACCATTAGATGCCATACATAAAACATTGAGTTTCAGGTAGTTTCATTTGAATACCACCATGTCTTCCTGTGAAATTTGTTGTATATGCCAAATTAACTGCTTGAGTTGGATAAACATTCATTACTTCTGTAATTACTTGATTAAAACAAAGTTTATCGTTTTTATAAGCTATCATCGCATCTTTACCAAGCAATCCACCAATAACAAGACCAGTTATTGGATCGGTTGCATATTTTAGAATAGGTCTTTTTATAACATTTATATCTGGATATTTTCTATTAAACTCTTCTAACACACTAGTTGTAGCTGTAGTTAAAAGCCTAACATCATTAGCTCTTTGATATTGTTCTGTAGGCAACAAGATTGTATCAGGCATAAATTTAGAATTAGTTCTTAGATCTATTGCATTTACTATATCAGTTAAATCTTTCATGATTTCATCCGCAGTTTTATTTGCCCATTTTTTGGCAGACACACTAGCTCCACTCGCTTCAAGAGTGGTAACTCTTCTACTAGAAGGAGCTTTTGTGTTTTTATCTGAATATTCCAACCAGCCATAAACTTGCTTGGCAGGCGCTCCAAAATAAGCAGTGTTATCATGAAGCTCTATTAAAGATCTAGTAGCCGATCTTAATAAACCATCTTCAAGGTCTACGTTAGCTTTATTACCAGCTTGTATCTCTCTAACGCTTAAATCATAAGCAACTCCAAAATCTAAAAATCTACCAGTATAAGCTTCTCCAGTCATACCAACTTTAGGCAAAGCTGTTGAATAATCAGAGATATAACCCGCTTTACCGTTTATATCGTTCATAAACCAAGTATGTGTAGTAGCTCCTAATTGCCCTGCTTGTACTGGTATATCTTGCAAGAAAGTCCTATCGGCTTTCATTACTTCCATTACTGTATTATCTAACATTTGTAGTTGTTCTTCAAATAAAGCAGAGAATGAAGCGTCGGTATTAAATCTATTTGACAACGATGTATTGCCATCTTGAAATTGAAAATTTACAAATCTTTCTGATTTAAATCTTTTTTTATCATCAAGGTTGTGTGTATTATATTGAGTTTGGTACATAATCGTCTCTTATTAAAAAGTTAAATAAATTAAAGCTGGTTGATCTACAGCTGTAGTTGTAGTATAAAATCTACCGATTTTTAAATTGTTTGTTGCTACGTTTGTAAATTTCCCAGTTGCTACATCTATGTAACAAGCATCTCCAATTACCACTGCAACTGATGCTGTTATTAAATGATCTCCAAACCTCATAAAGTTTCCAAGAGTACCTGCGGAAATTACACTCCCAGTTGTATCGTCATAAAACTTATTTGCTGATGTTTGGGTATAGAAAGATATACCTGCAAAAGTTTTTGCAAGATCAGCAGCAGTTCCCGCAACCCAGTTTTTTACAACCATAACTCCATTTACCACCTCTCTAAGAACTGGCTTTCCGAATTCAATATCTTCTTTAGCAATGTATGAATCTATCATACATATATTTGTGTTAGGTCTTTGCCCAACTTGTAAACTATCAATACTTAATGCAAAACTTGTCATAATTCCTCTTTTATTTGCTTTGTCTTTTTTCGTTAATTAAATCTTGGAAACTTAATTCTTCAGGTGCTTTTGGTTTTATATAAAAACTACTATCTAAGTTTTGTATTTGTTTTTTAATCGGATCTTTTTTTACAGACTCAATCAAAAGATCAAACCTAGCTTTTACATAATCTTCACTTTTTCCATCTAAATTTAAAGTTTTATCTTTAGACTTTAAAACTTCCTCCATCACAAACCTATCTGATTTGTCATGTAATCTATCAACGTTCATTACTCTTTTTGCGTTATCTAGAAGACTACATCTAGCAAAGACAGCTTCTTGAAAACCCTTATCAGAGTCGTTGTTATTTTTTATAATTGTTAATTTCTCGACTAAACTATTAAGGTTCTTAATAGCAGATTCTAAAGAATCAGTATTAGCAGTCGCAAAAGCTTCTACTTTATCCTCAGTTTTCTCTTCAGTTTTCTCTTCAGTTTTCTCTTCAGTTTTCTCTTCAGTTTTCTCTTCTACCTTGTCTTCGACAACTTCTTTAACTTCAACTTTGTCTTCAACGACTTCCTTAACTTCGTTTTCTTGTGCGGAATCCATATCTACCTCTTTGTTTTCCATTTCAAATTCAAAACTATCAACACGATATTGTTGTATTGAATCTGCGTTATTTTGCATTGAATCTGTGTTAATTTTTACATCAGGTCCAGCATTGCCTTCTTGGACTATAGACAAATGATTCGCTATAATACTTTCTTGTACATGTGTATATTTTTTACCTTCAAACACACCATCTTCTTTTCTTAAAGTCAAACTATAGCCAACAGATAAACCACGCTTGCCTCTTTGTATTTGAGCTATTGCATCTTTATGTGTGATTGTAAGATTTATACCAACTTTATTTTCGTTGATAATTATAGATTCTCCAGTATATCCAACTGTGAATTTATCAACATTCGTAGAATCTACAAAACTACCCCTAGGATGTTCACAGGTAATTACTATACCCTTAAGAGACTCCAAAGCTTCTTGTTTCAATACTTCCTCTTTAGGTCTAAACTCAAGCCTTTCAGAACCATCGTTATTAAAGTATCTTTGAACGTTATTGAACTTTGATATGTAAGCAGTGCCCTTTAAATAACCCTCTTTAGTCTTTTTTAACTTAGGTTTGAAAGTAGCATCTTCTCTGAATTCAATCATTAAGAATGTATTAATATTAATTTAACTACATTAATAGTATATTAAGAAAAGGTAAAGTTCAAGTAAAATATATAAAAAACGCACGCAAAACCACTAGATATAGTAGATAAATACATATCTATAGATTTTTAATACAATATATAGTAGAGATTTAGCTTAAATCATCATCGCTTTCTTCAGAATAATTATCATCATCTTCTTCATAAGAAGAAATTATGGGTATAAAACTACATCTACAATTATTATCTTCTCCTACTTGTTTTTGAACCCCTCCTATAGATGATTTTTTTCTCCACTTATCATTACCACGAGTTCTATAGATTGTTGCATCTTTCCATGTCATGATTTTTTGATTCAAAACTCTGTGACTAGGTCTAACCTTAGTATCTCCGACATCTGCCCATATATATAGATCAAGCCCAAACTTAAGTAGCTTATATCTACAGTAATTTAAATGTAGTTGCTTTATATTCTCTTTAGCACTAAATGTAACCAAACCTTCCATAGACTCTATATGATCGTTGATTTCTTCTTCTATATCTTCTAAATCATCTCCAGATGCAAAACCATCTTTGATTGTCTTTACAGTTTTATATAAAAGATTTCTTCTTATAATCCTCATTAAATCTTGGTTAGATGTAATGAAAGACTTAAGCATCTGATCTAAATCTTTACTTTCCCCAGTGTCTTGATCCCTCATTTTCTTAAAAGTCTTTTTCAGTTCTTTTTTAGAAAATCTTAAAAGCCTCTTTCCAAAAAGAATTACGCAACCAGACAACATCACATTGTCTATATTCAAAGACTTCTCAGTCTTCCTTTGCATTTTCTGAAGGTCATCTATGTAGTCGTCAGTGCGTATAGCATCTAGACGATTAGATTTGTTTAAAGTAGATAAATTCCCGATATAATCTGTTCTGATTACCTTTACAGTCTCTTTCATCATAGACAAAAGACATGTAGCAAAAGCAATTTCAATAGCTTTGGGATATAAGACTAATTTACCAAGTTTCATTATTCTATAGTTATTAAAACTGTGTTTTGATATCTGTTTACAAACAAATCATATCTAAGTCTAAAATCATGGCTTTGATTTAGATATTTTATAATATGATCGCAATTATTAAATCTACAAATTGAACTGATTTGTTGATTCAACTCGTCCGTAGGAGGATTTATATAAGATGGAAATTTTAAAGTTTGCTTAGTAACACAAGCACTTAAAATAAAAAATAAAATAAGGTTTTTTGTCAT